TCTTCTACCTCGACGACGGCGTGTACTGCGAAAAGAAGCCAGGTCAGGGTTCAGTAAGATTCGGGTGCTACGCGTTCGGCCGCGCTGGAGTAGAACTGATCAGGGGAAAACTCAGATCGTTCGGGATCGACAGCGTCATCGACGTCGATTCACGCTCGGATCAATACACCGTGGAGGAGCCGATCGTCCTTCGTCTGCGCCAGGACGGTACGCGTGCGTTCATTCAACTCATCTCACCGTTCGTGCCGCCGTCGATGCGCTACAAGATTCGCGGTTACGACGCGAGAGCCTACGACGCCAACCTGTGGGAACCGCAAGAAACAGACGAGGCTTACAGCGATGAGGTGATTGCTGTGGAGCCGTACGATCCGAAGACGTCGACACGGTTACGGCGGACGCGGTACTGCCTGACAGTTCAAGACAACGACAACTTCTTCACCGTGTCGGGGCTCGCCCACAACTGCGACGACGACGACTATAACCGCCGCGCGCGCCTGGCCGGCCTGAACGTCGGCATCACCGGCGCGTTTGCCGTGCGGCACGGGATCGCGGGCAAGCCGATGCACGGGACGTACGGGCGGCTGTTCACGCCCGAAGAACACACCGCGATGTACGAAGAGAACCAGCGACGGTACATCGACAAGTGGGGAGGCGCATGAACGCGATCACGAAGGGCGAGCGCGTGCTGGTCACCGGTGGATCCGGGTCCTTGGGCTCCGCGCTGATCCCGAGGCTGCTGGAGGCTGGGGCGCAGGTGCGCGTGCTCTCGAGGGACGATCAGAAACAGACCGATCTGCGCCGGACGTGGCCGGACGTCGAGTGCTGGATTGGCGACGTCCGCGACGCCGCTCGAGTCGCCGACGCCATGCGCGGAGTCGAGACCGTGATCCACGCCGCGAGCCTCAAGCTGGTGCCCGAAGGCGAGCGGCAGCCGACGGAATACGCGCTCACGAACGTGCTGGGCACGGCGAACGTGCTCGCGGCGGCGCGATTTCATGAGTCCGTGCGCCGGTGCGTGGGGATCAGCACGGACAAATGCGTGGCCGCCGTCAACGTCTACGGGCACACCAAGGCGCTGCTGGAGCGATTCTTCATCGAATCGTCGGCGATGACGTTCTATCCCGAGAAGTCGTTCACCGTCGCTCGCTACGGCAACGTCGTGGCGTCGCGCGGCTCGGTCATCCCGTACTGGTCAGCTCAGCGCAAGCGCGGTGAGGCGCTGCACGTGACCGATCCCGCGATGACGCGGTTCATGTTCACGATGGCCGCGGCGATCGCGCTCGTCGACGTCGCGCTGGAGGCGCCGTCGGGGACGATCGTGGCGCAGCCGATGCCGGCCTGCACGCTGGGGCAGCTGGCGCGGATCATGTCGCCACCCGAGCAGTGCTCCTACGAGGTCGTGGGGCGCCGCCCCGGCGAGAAAATCCACGAGGAGTTGCTGACCGCCGAGGAAATGTCGCGCACGGTGTTTGCCGGCGGCCACTTCTACTACGGCCCGCGCGGCTCGGTGCAGCCCGGCGAGCCGACGGCCTACACGTCCTATCACGCGCCGCGACTGACCGACAACCAACTGCGCGACCTGATCGAGGAGTGGCTATGAATCCACACGGCATCGACGCACTGGGGCTCACCGGCAAGGACGTCATCACGGAGTACGAGGGGATCATCACCGGATTCTGTGCGTACCTGACCGGCTGCCACCAGTATCTGCTGACGGCGAAGCGAGGCACCGACGGACGAATCCCCGAAGGCAAGTGGGTCGACGTCGATCGGGTCAAGATCGACACGTTCTGGGCCCGCGTCGAGCTCCCGAACACGGCGAACGGTGGTGACCTGGAGCCGCCGGTCCGATGAGCGTCTCCGTCGCGATCGTGTCCATGAACCGCGGGGTGACGCTGGCCCAGACGGTCGTCGCCGTGCTGGAGCAGTCGGTCACGAAGCCGGAGATCATCGTCGTCGACAACGGGAGCACGCAGGCGGAGACGGTGAGCCTGCTGTGCGCGATGGAGAACGACGGCCACCGGGTGATCCGCAACACGCGGAACCTCGGCCTGTCGGTCGCGGTCAACCAGGGGCTGGACGCGGCCACGGGAGACGTGCTGGTGCATCTCGACGACGACGCGCTGATCCAGTCGACCGGGTGGGACGACGTGGTCAGCCGGCTGCTGACCGAGCACGCGGAGATCGGCGTCGTGATGCCGGGCGAGAGCGGCGTGGTCGAGACGCTGCCGCGCCAGGGCTACGTCGACACGCGCTGGGCGCTCGGCATGGCGTGGGCGATGCGCCGAGAGGTCTACGAAGACATCGGTGGCTACGACCCACAACTCATGCACCAGAACGAGTGCGACCTGTGCGTGCGCGTGCGCCTGTCGGGGCGACGGGTGGCGCTGTGCTACCCGTGGCACGTGTTCCACAACGATCCGGGTGGTCCGCGAACCGAGCTGGCCGAGGCGCGCGAGAAGTTGGGAACGTACCAGTACCGGAGCAAATACAACCAGTTCTTTCGCGGACGCCAGTACCACGGCGGGTCGGTGCCGTTGTACCTGACCGAAGCGTTCCCGCCGGACGAGGCGTGGCTGCGCGAGTGGGCGCTGTTCCACCATATCGACCTGAACCCGGGCCCGCCGCATCGCGTCTCTGGCGACCTGGGGATCAGCGATGCCGAAGCGATCACGCAAGGCCGCGACATCGACTGGGTGCAGATCAACGGGGGGACGTACGCGGTCTGGCGGTCGCTCAGAAGCAACTACTGTTTTTGGGATCTCAACGTGGCCCACGAAGCCGACATGCGCGAAGCGGCGGCCACGTGGGAGCGTCTGACGGGCGAACGATGGGAGGGGTACCAGTGGAAGCCGGGGCACCTGAAGCCGTGAGCGCCATGCATCGGACCGACGAGTACGACGAGGACTACTTCATCAACGGGCAAGAGCTGGGGATCTCGCTCTACACCGACTACCGGTGGATGCCGTACACGACGCACCGGATGGCCCAGACGATGGTCAACACGTGCAAGATCCGCGAGGGCGAAACGATCCTGGACGTCGGGTGCGCTCGCGGCTTTCTCGTGCGTGCGTTCCGCGAGCTCGGCTTCGAGGCCCGCGGCGTGGACGTGTCGGAGTGGGCGATCGAGCACGCCGATCCGTCGGTCCTCGCGCACGTGGAGCAGCGCGATCTGGTGGACGACCCGCTGCCGGCGGCGGACTGGATCATCGCCAAGGACGTCCTCGAGCACCTGCCGGAGTCGGCGCTGGTGGAGACGGTCATGGCGAAGCTGTCCAAGGCGGCTCGCGTGGGGCTGTTCATCGTCGTCCCGGTGTCCCGGGAGACCGATGCGCCGTACATCATCCCGGCGTACGAGCGGGACACCACGCACCGGATCCGCTGGCCCCTGTGGCGCTGGTTACGGCTGACGCAGTACCTGGGCGCGGTCGAAGTCTTCCAGCGGCTGCGCGGGATCAAGGACAACTACGCGTGGTCGAAGGACGGCAACGCGATGATCCTGGTCAGGAGAGCGAGCTGATCAGGCAGGCTCCGGAAGCCGGCTACGACCATCCGGAGAAGCGTCAGTACCGGCGCGACGTCTGGTCGGTCATCGACAAAGCGGTGCCACGAGACCGGGCCGACCTCCACGCGCTGTTGATGCCGTCAGCGGAAGGCGATGAAGTAGAGGTGGCGCTGTCGAAGGGGTTCCGAGAGACGAACCTGCACATCGTTGATAAGAACCCGGCGATCGTGGCGCGACACTTGGCCAATAGATTCCCGCGTGCTCAACGGTACGGCGTCGACCTCCACAGAGCACTCGAAAGAGTGCGCCGTTCGGGGGCGTATCTGTCGGTCATGCACGCCGACTTAACGGGGACGATAGTCAACGTCGATCTCCGCCGCGCCATCTTCGCGTACCTACAGACCTGCATGTCTCCGTCGATCGTGATCGTGAACGCACAGACCGGACTTGAGGGCAGAGACATCAAATGGGCCGAGATTGACGCGCTCGACTTCCCGAGAGAGATGATCGGGCTCGGGCACGAACAGCTGAGCAGAAGAAACAGGTGGAGAGCGACCAAGGTCTCGGAACACCTCTACGTCTCGGCAGGCTACTTGGCGACGCCGCAGGAAATGGGTCTCTCGCGGATGGGCCTCATGGAAGAAGGGATGCGACGAATCTCCGTCGTACCTTTGCGAGCCGGAACGTATCAGATCGGACGGTCTCCGCGATTGTGGGTGGCCGTACTGGTCGTGGCTGGAGTATGGACCAGAAGCGATTTGCACCGAGTCGGGTGGCTACACGGATTTCCTGGAGACCGACGATGCGATTCACGCTGATGACGCCCTGCTACAACGTCGAGCCGTGGGTGGAGTGGTCGCTCGCGGCGGCACGCGGCCAGGTGACGGACCCGAAGAAGATCCGCGTCGGCATCGGGCTCGAGGTGGAGCCGTTCAGCGTCCTGCATTTGCTGGCTGACGACGAATCCACCGATGCGACGTCGTACTACATCGAGGAGGCCCGGATGAACGGGCCGGCAGCGACCAGCAGCGACTATGCCGGCACGTTCTCCTGGCTTCCGAAGCGGCAAGGGGCCCTGTGGTGGTACTGGCACATGATCTCGACCGAGGTGGCAGACGACGACGTGGTGGTTTTCTACGACGGCGACGACTGGTTCCCGCATCCGTACGTCCTGGCGATGCTGGCCGAGCAGTACGCGGACCCGGACTGCTGGGCGACCTACGGCTCGTTCGCCTACGACGCCCGCGGGGGTGGCGGACGCGGGATGGCGTCGCCGATGCCGGCCGAGAACCACTGCCGCCGGGCGGGTTGGCGCTGCACGCATCTCAAGACGGCGCGGGCGCAACTGCTGAAGAAGGTCGATCCCGTCCGCGACCTGTGCTGGCCCGACGGCTCGTGGTTCGACGCGAGCGGCGATCTGGCGCTGTTCTATCCGGTGATCGAGATGTCCGGGCCGCGTCGGGCGAGATACCTGAACGACCTGATGTACGTCTACAACACGCAGAACCGGGGCAACGAGAGCCACACCAAGCGCGAGGAACAGATCCGCGTGCAGCGCTACATCGAGTCTATGCCGATCTACCTGCCGATCGAACGGCTGGAGGATCCGGCGCGACGGGAGGGAGACTGATGGACGTGGTGCGTAGGTGTCAAGCGTGCGGATCGACCGATGACCATGACGCGGTCACCCGGCGCTCGGCTGGGCACGCGCTGTGCTCCCTGCACGTCGACGAGGGGCTCCGTGGCGATCAGCCCCGCAGAGCAACGACGGCCGGCGCTGGCCGTCGTCAGACGTTCACGCAGGACGATCTGAGGCAAGTGCCCGACAGCGCCTCCGCGATCTCGCCGCTGGACCTGCGGCTGAGCTTCAGGATGACGGCGCGTAACTTCGCGCTCGAGCGGGCGATCCAGGCATCCGGCATCGCGGCAACGCCGGCGCAGATCCTGGAATACGCCGACCGATTCTACCCGTTCATCGCGCAGGAGCTCCTGGAGGACCGCCAGTGACCGAGAAGGAGCAGGCCACCTCGAGGCCCGCAGAGATCCGGATGGCGCTGGACCGCCTGCTCTTGCCCGATCAGCCGAACGCCGTTCAGTGGCCTGTGGAGGACTCGCGGGGCGGGATCGGGTGGCTGCAACTGGCTCAGGCGGAGCGCAGGGCACTGCACGCATCCCTGGAGACCGCGGCGCTCGCCGTGATGTGCGATCCGCCACGCGACGGCGTGATCCGGATCGCCGTGCTCCGGAGCATCTGCGACCTGGATATCCGGCTGAGGATGCGAGAGGACTACGCGCAGGCCGAGTTCCTCCCGCGCAAGAGGCGCCGGTAGATGTCCTACGCCGTGCTGATCCGACGCAACTCCGACGGCGAGGTACGCCGCTGCGAGCAGAAGACCAGCTGGATCCCGAAGGGCCCCGAGGACATCTCCGCGCCGAGCCTGTACTGGTGGACCGACGGCAACATGGGATGCGACTGCAACCGGCACCTCGAGTTCGAGCGCGCCGGCGGCCGAGACTTCGCCCCTGGCTCGCCGGAATCGGTCTGCGGGCACGGCCGCTACTCGGCGCTCAAGGCGATCCTGCCGGACGGGCAGGAAATCACTCTCGACGGCTGGGATGGCCCTCCAGAGGACTGGTTGAAGTCAATCAGGCCGCTCTATGAGGAGCACGTGGCCAAGGCGGTCGATCTCCACGAAGGACATGGCGCGACCAAGCTCGAGCTGGTCGACACGAACACGACCGAGATCCGCTGTCCGAAGTGTGGCCTCACTCGGATCTCGTGCCAGTGGTGGGGTCCGGATGCCGGCGCTCGCGTGCTCGTCAGTTCGCCGCCAAGGAGGAAGGCGTGAAGCTGTTCACCGTCGAAGAGGCAGCCAAGATCACCGGTGCGACGACGAGGAACGTCCAGTTCTGGTCTGGGAGCATGGTCTCGCTGGTGCCGCCTGTCGATGGCGGCGGGCAGGGGCGGCGCAAGCGGTTCGACGCTGAGGGGCTGGCCCAGCTGACCGTCGTCGACGCGCTGACGCAGGTCGGCGTCCAGGCGGCCATCGTGGCGAAGCTGCTGTCGGACATGGCCGACGGACGGCGCGAGCTCGTCTACTCGCAGGGAGATGTCAAGGTCGTGGTGGACGTCGCGGCGATCCGAGCCGCCATCCGAAGCAAGGCCGGCTGATGCAGTCGCCCGACGCGACGAGCTGGTCCCCGGACGACCACGTGCGGCACTTCATGTACCAGGACGTCGCGGCGACGCTGGTCCGCCACTACTCGCGAGTCCCGACGTTGGACGTGCTGCGCGTCCTGGACTTCGGGTCGCCCTGGTACGGGGACCCTGACGGCGGCTGGCAGACGAACATGCGGTGGATGCTGAAGGCGATCGTCTCCTTCGGGGCGTGGGTGGATCACACGCTGGCCCAGTACCCGGAGCACGATATCCAGCGCCTGGATATTCCGGACGACGCCTACGACGTGGTGATCGTGGACCAGGTGCTCGAGCACGTGCAGCGGCCGTGGCTGGCCGCCGGCGAAATGCACCGGGTGCTCAAGCGCGGCGGGGTCGCGATGTGCGGGACACCGGGGCTCTACCCCGTGCACCCGTCGCCGCTCGACTGCTGGCGCATCCTGCCGGACGGCTACGCGGCGCTGTTCCCCGCGCAGTTCTGGACGACGCTGACCTGCGGCATGTGGGGGGATCGCGAGCGGCTGATGTACGAGCTGCAGGACGGCGGGGCGTTCCCGGACGGGCCGCCGGAAACCTCGGTGGCCGACGCCATGAAGGACGCGACGTACCGCGAAGGCTGCGACGGCCGGTTCCCGATCATGGTCTGGTGGGTCGGGGTCAAGCGGTGAGACAGCCGCTCTACGTGCGGATCACCGAGCAGATCGCGCTGGGCCTGCGTCTCCGGCGGGCGTTCGCCGAGCGCTACTGCCGCGAGCACGGCTGGCCGACCGATCCCAACGCGCTCACGTGGGATCAACTCATGGAGATCCGACGGCAGCCGGAGTGGAAGTGTGCCGGCGAGACCGAGACGGCAGACCCATGACCCGCTGCGCCTCGTGCGGCATGATTCTTACCGGCGACGTCGCGCTGTGCCCGCATCACAGCGCGTCCGGCGACGACTGGGCGGCCGGCAATCGGATCGCTTGCGACTTCTATCATCGCAAGAAGGTGCAGCCGGAGCTTCGTGAGCCGCTTGAGTGGGACACGTGAGCCTCGCGGTGGGCTTCGATCTGCCGACCGACCCGAGCGACCTGGAGCGTTTGGATCTGGAACTCGAGAAGGCGGCGTGCGCCAAGAGCTACCGATACTTCATCGAGGCGGCGTGGCCGATCATTCGGCCCGGCGTCCGCTTCATCCCGGGCTGGCATATCGACGCCGTGTGCGACCACATGCAAGCCGTCGCGAAATTCGAAATCAAAGAGCTGGTGATCTCCGTCCCGCCCGGCACGAGCAAGAGCTCGTGTGTCTCCGTGGGATTCATGCCGTGGGTGTGGGGCCCGTTCGGAAAGCCAGGACGACGATCGCTGAATGCCGCCTACGCGATCGATCTGGCGATCCGCGACTCGGTCGAGGCGCGTCGTCTCATCGAGTCCGACTGGTACCGGCAGCGGTGGCCGATCACGTTCGCGGGTGACGTGAATCTCAAAAGCCGCTTCGATAGCGACGCCGGCGGAACGCGGATCGCTATCTCGGTCGGTGGAGGCACCGGAGAACACGTCCATCACATCACGATCGACGATGCCCACCGCACCGATCCGCGGCATCGCGACAACGCCGCGACGACGCAGGGCGTGCTCGATTGGTGGGACAAGTCGATCTCGACGCGCGGTGTGCATCCGAGCGAGACCGCTCGAGTCGTCAGTGGACAGCGTCTCCCGCTGTCCCCGATCGACCTGCCGGGACACTGCATCGCGCAGGGCTATGAGTTGCTCAGCCTGCCCATGCGATACGAGCCATCGAGGCTGGTGCGGAGCGGGCAGGCCATGAACGCCGGGGGCGACGCGGCCGAGGCCCCGCCGAGGATCGCGTCGGCCAGCGATATCCAGACGCCGACCTCAATCGGATTCGAGGACCCGCGGACCACCGAGGGGGAGTTGCTCTGGCCGGCGTACATGGACGAGAAGTACGTCGTCGGTCTGGAGCGAACGCTGGGGGCGTTCGAAGCGGCGGGCCAGCTTCAGCAGCGCCCGGCGCCGCGCGAGGGCGGCATCATCAAGCGCGAGTGGTTGACGAAGTTCTGGACGGTGCTGCCCGATCGGATCGACACGTGGCTCTCGTCGTGGGATCTGACCTTCAAGAAGGGCCACGAGACGGACTTCGTGGCCGGCCAGGTGTGGGCGCGCGCTGGCGGCTCGTTCTATCTGATCGACCAGGTGCACGACCGCATGGGGTTCACGGCGACGCTGGCGGCGATCCGCGCGCAGTGTGCGAAGCACCCGAAGATCAGCAAGAAGATCGTCGAGGACGCGGCGAACGGGCCGGCGGTCGTCGACACGCTGATGCACGAGATCCCGGGCCTGATCGCCCGGCCCGCCGAAGGGGACAAGGACGCGCGCCTGTCGGCCGTCTCGCCCTACTTCGAGGCCGGCAACGTGTGGTTGCCTGATCCGTCGATCGCGCCGTGGGTGAACGACTACATCGAAGAGCTGTGCGCCGTCGCGCCCGTGCACGACGACCGACGCGACGCCACGGCCCAAGCGCTGCGCGAGCTTTCGAGCGCCAGCGGGAGGCTCCAGATCTATGCCAACTGAGTCGGGAGGATTCATGGAGATCGCGAAAATGCTAGCCAAGTCCTTCGGCGCGCCGGCCGAGGCCGAGCGCGCGGCCGATGCGATCCGCGGCGTGGGCCACTGCACGCGGGAGTGTGTGCTGACCACGCTGGTCGATCTCCGCGAGAACCACGGGACGGAGGCCGAGCCGCGATGGGTCCGCACGATCACGGTCCGCTGTGAGACGCACGGGGCCGGGCTGGCCCAGTGGGGCATCGGCAAGGAACGCCCGGCCGGCCGCGTCGGCAATCTGCTGGAGCCCGCATGAACGAGCAGGACGAACGCGAGTTCATGGAGATCACGCGCATGATGGCGAAGTCGGCGTGGACGTTCTACAAGGAATTGCTCAGCCAGGGGTTCAGCGAGACGCAGGCGCTCCGGCTGACGTGCGCGAACGTCGCGCGGCGGACCGACGGATGAGCGACCCCACGATCAACGCCGACGTGGTGCGCCTATTCTGGACCTCGTGGGAGCCGTACGAGCGCGAACGCTGCGCGCTGCTGGCCATATCCGCGTTCGATGACGCGACGGCGGGCCTGAGCCAACGGCTGGGCGCCGACATGCTGATACGTCCTGACGATGCGCCCGACGCGTACCTGCGGCGCCTCGGCCATTACCGGGTCCACGTGGTCGGCGACAGCGTCCGCGGGATCATCGAGAGTGTGGCCGTCGGGGCGACGCCGGTGACGACGTTGCCCAAGGACGTGATCCTGCCAGAGATCGATGGCGCACTCGAGCGCGTCGAGCCGGGGGCCGCGATCGACGAACTGGTCCGGGCCGTCGAGTGGGCCGACACCCGATGGCACCGGGAGACGCGCCACGCCTACGCGCTGAAGGCAATGGAGTGCTACAGCGGGAGGACGTCATGAGCAACGAGTCGCATCGACCGTGGGACGAGATGCGAGAGACCGGGCGCGTGTTCACCGGGCCGAAGGGGACGATCTTCAGTAGATTCGTCGACCCGCGCGGCGACGTGCTGCTGACCACGCCAGCGGGTCACAGGCTCTGGGTGCGCGGTGAGGATCTGATCGCGTTCGCCGAGACGGCGGGCGGTGTCGAGTCACCGGGCGCGTCAAGCGAAGCACTAACAGACACGCTCTTCGAGCGCGTGAAGGCGTCGCTGAAGCACGGCGAGCTGCGCGAAATCATCCGACAAGGAGGACGCTGAATGACCACCACCAAGAGAGATGCCCCGGGAGAGGCGCAGCCCCGAGAGCAGCAGATCAAGGCGATCGAAGACCAGCGAGACCGCATGATCGCCACGTACGAGAAGCCGGCGACGATGGCCGCGTCGGCCATCACCGAGGCGAGGGCGTTCGCCGATCAGATCATGTCGGCCGCGCGGACGCGGTACGAGGCGACCGAAGAACTGGCTCGGCTCGATCGCGCCGGCCGGCCGCGGTTCACCGTCCCCGGCACGTTCGGCGAATTGTGCGTGACGGACAACGGCGGTCTGGGGCTCGGCAACGCCGGTCAGCACGGCGCGATCCCGCCCGACAAGGTCCGTGCGGCCTGGGAATGGATCGGCAAGACCTACGGGCTCACGGCATGAGCCAAGCGATCGTGCTCGACGAACCCGTGGGGCCGGCGCCGGACTACCAGCTCTGCGCGCTGCTGATCGTCCGCGACGGCCAGAATCTCGCCCGGCTCTCGGACGTGCTGGCCCAACTGAAGCGCACGTGCGACGTGCTCGTGGCGGTGAACCTGCTCCCGGACTCGGAGATCGACGCCCAGTCGATGCTCCAGCTCGCGGGTCAGGGCGACGCCACGTGGTTTCGCTACATGGTCCGCCAGTCCGATCCCGCCAAGCACAAGGAAGCGCTGGACGCCGGCCTGCTGCTGGCGCGGTCGCTCAAGGTCAGCTGGATCTACCGCGTAGGCGCGGCTGACGTCCTGACCCCCGATGGCGAGACGTCGCTCCGCGAGATCACGCTTGCGGTCGCGACGGCGTCGCTGCGCGGGATCCGGGCGGCCGACGGCCACGTGCGGCTCTGGCGGTGCTGGATGCAGGCGCTGCACTTCGATGGTCACGCGGACTGTCCGCTCGAGATCGAGCGCGCGCCGTCGGAGTTGCGCACGCTTGACCGGCGCTTGCAGTACGACGACGCGCGGGTGCAGGTGGTGCGGTGATTGCGGTCGCCGCCGTGGCCGTCGTCGCGTCGGCCGCGGTACTGGCGTCCATCGCGGCCCTGTACATCGCGCTCACCGTCGACCAGCTCCCGCACGGCGCGACGGTGAGCGCCCGGGTGGTCTGGTATCACGGCCGCGTGCTCGCCCTGCTCGGGCTGCTGATCGTCGATCTGGCGATCCTGTCCCTCCTGCTGTGGGGCGTGGCCGGGCTCGCCATGCAGATCGGGCGTGTCTTCGGGGCGCACTGACCGGGACCTGAAAGGGGGGCGCATGGGCGCGACGACGAAGCGACGGAACCGCGGAGGCCGGCCGAAGCGCGTGAAGCTGGAGCAGCGCATGTACACCATCTCGGACATCGCCGATCTCATCGGCTGCTCACGCGTCAAGGTGGCGCTCATGGTGCGTGACGGCACGTTCAAGACGGCCAGGCTGGTCGGGCGGCTGTGGCTAATCAGCATCGACGAGGTGAACACCCTGTGCCCGCCGCTCAGGCGCGGGTGATACGCTGACGGGCCCAAGGAGGCGACGATGACGCGATGGCGTGGGTTCGTACTCGTGACGTCCGCGGCGATGGTGCTGTCGGCATGCCTAGCTCCCTCGTTCACGCGGTTCGTCGACACGACGCCGGAAACAGCTCAGCAGTTGTACGAGCGTCTGCGCCCGCGGCTGATCGCCGACCCCGATCTCCGGGTCCTCGTAGACATGTCTGAGGTTTCGGCGCGCAACAGCGCCTACGCGGTGGTCGTGACGGTCGACGCCAAGCAGTGGGACAGCGCGTCCCTGGACCGACGCCGGTACGTCATGGAGGCGATGGGCCGACACCTCCGCGAAGTCTTCTACGCGGTCCAGCCGGAGCAGCCGCGGCCCAGCTTCACGGCGATGGTGCGAAACGACGCCGGGAAGTTCATCGGCTACGTGATGGTCGGCGGGGTCAACGACCGCGGCGTGCTGGTCAGAATGTGATCAGCGGCGGACGCGGAGGATCACTCGCACGCCACCGGAAGATCCCGCGCCACAAGGTCCCCGCGCTCCAGGCCAGCACGAAGGCCGCGATCGAGCGCTACGAGAACCAGGAGCGGCGACGGCCGATGATCGAGTGGTTCTCGTCGATCCGGGATCTGTTCAAGCGTCGCCGAGTGATATAGTCCGACAGCAGGCGCGTGGGACTGGGGATGCCCGGTCGCCGAAGGGTCCTGGTGAAGACCGGGGCCCTTCGTGTTTTCTACGCCGCACTCGCTGAGACGCTGACCGCTCGATCCCGGCAGCGCCACGCGGCCAGCACGACCGTCTCGCGCATCCCCGCCTGATCCTTCGCCACCGGGAACCCCCGCACGCGCCGGAGGACATCGTCCTGGCCGTGCTTGGCCACGAGCCGCTGGACGGCGACCCGGAGCCGTCGTTCTCGCTCCTCACGGGTCCAGAACACGTCGCTGGTCGCCATCGAGTAGAGCCGCGACACCATCGCCATGCAGACCTCCGCCCGCGAATGATTGGCCCGAGTGGGTCCAGCGTACCACGCGGAGCCCCTACCCTTTGTGGGGGTTTCCATAGGTTTCTACATGGTATTGGGTGTGCAGCAACTTCCCCACGAGACGGACCGCGTCCAGGCTGGGGACACCTTGCACCAGCAGGCGGCGTGCTTCGGGGGGAGGACGTCGCGGCCGGCGTTCCGTGCCGCGGACCCCCTCGTCTCTCTACCGAACACGGGAGCGCGGGCGTGCTGCTCGGTCTGAAGCCCGGCTCGACCGCCATGGCGCTGCCCACGGTGACGCTGGCGCGCCGCGAGCGCGACGCGCTCACGGTCGGGATGGCGCAGATCCTCGGCGCGATGTCGGCCGAGCAGCCGATCCCGCGGCCGTCGCACTACCTGGAGCTGGAGCGCCAGTTCGGCCTCTCGGCGTGGGTGTGGATCTGTCTCGCGCGCCGCTACCGCGATCTCACCTCCGCGCCGATGCGCTTCATGCTGGACACCGGCGACGGCTCGCCCGAACCGCTGAAGCCGGATCACCCGCTCGAGAAGCTGCTCGGCAAGAACGGCGCGCCGAATCCGTGGATGACGCCGGCCCAGCTGCTGGGCATGGTCGACGTCTACGAATGCCTCGTCGGCAATGCGTTCTGGATCAAGTTCCGGAACCGGCCTGGGGGCGAGGTGCTGGAGCTGTGGCCGGTCAACCCGGTGTCGATGCAGATCTGGTCGCACCCGGATCGGTACATCGGGCACTACGAGCTCTGGCACTACGGCCGGTCGTGGAAGTTCGCGCCCGAGGACGTCATCCACTTCGCGCTGCCGAACCCGCTCTCGTACATGAACCAGGCGCTGCCGTCGCCGTGGGGCACGGGGGCGATCGAGGCGGGGTACCAGCTCGTCGCGACGGACAACGAGGCGGTGCGCTGGAATCGCTCGCTGATGCGCAACGACGGACGCCCGACCGGGATGCTGGTGTCTGATCTCGACATCTCGCCCGAGGACTCACAGCGCGCGTCCGACGAGTACCGCCGCGTGTTCAGCGGGCCCGACCGGGCCGGCCGCGTGCTGGTCACCGGCAAGAACCTGAAGTACGTCCGGCTGGCCGACACGCCCAAGGAACTCGACTACGCGAAGACGATGATCCGGCTCCGGGAGGAACTCCTGGCGCTCCTGGGGCTCAACTCCGCGGTGCTCGGCTTGGCCCAGGGCGACATTGGCCGCCGCCGCGAGCAGATGCAGTCGTACTGGGAAGACACCATCGTCTCGACGTCGCAGGCGTTCCTGTGCCCGCCGATCACGCGGGGACTCGCGCACGCGTTCGACGTGCGCATCTCGGCCGAGCAGGACTTCTCGGACGTCCGGGCGCTCCAGGAGAACGAAGACGAGCGATCGAAGTACGTCCGCTCGTACTGGGAGATGGGTGTCCCGTTCGCGGCGCTGAATGATCGGTACAACCTGGGCTTCGAGCCCTTCGAGGGCTGGGAGCTCTCGTACGTGACCGCCGGCGCGGAACTGGCGACGGCCAAGCCCACCGAGCCGACCAGCCCGATCCTGCCGAATCCGGCCGATCCGACCGCCGATCCGGACGACGAGCGCACCGACCCCGATCCGGACGACGACGATCAGGACGACGACGACGACCGCGACGACGATGACGGCGGCGCGCCGGTCCCGGTGAAGGTCTAATGCTGGCCACCGAGTCGGCCATGGCGCGGTCGATGAACGTGGTCCACGCGTTCTTCGACGCCTATCAGGACGACGCGCGGTGGAAGGCGATCGACCGCGGCCTGGCCGTCGTCGAGACGCCGTTTCAGACGGCGGTGTTCCGCGCGCACATGACGGCGATCGAGGTGCTCAAGGAGCATCTCGCCGCGCTGGGCATCTCGGCCGCGCTGGTCGTCATGGAGGCCGTCCTGCGGCGCCGGCTGATCGGCGCGTGGGCGGCACACCTGCCGAGGATCCTGCGGCACGGGTGGGAGCGCGGCGTGCGCGACATCGATCGCGCGATGGCGCGCCGCTCCAAGCTCGTGCTGGTCGCCAAGGCGATCGATCTGCCGTTCGATCTCGAGTGGCCGGCGCTCAAGGAGTACCTGATCGACCGTCCGCTCAAGTACGGGGCGCTGATCACAGCGACGACGGTCCAGAGGTTCCGCGAACTCATGGTGGCGGCGACGGCCCGCGGTGAAGGTATCGACCAGATCACGCGGGAAATCGTGCGCGAGAAGCTGCCGGGCATCGCGCGTCAGCGGGCGGAAACGATCGCGAGGACCGAGGTCATCAGCGCGTCCAACGCGGCGGCGCACGCGAGTTACCAGGCGTCGAAGGTCGTGGGCAAGAAGAAGTGGCTCCACACGCGCGACCAGCGGACGCGGGACACGCATCGCTACTCCGGCATCGTGCCGGTCAAGGACCCGTTCGTGCTGCCGTCGGGTGCGCGATTGATGTTCCCGGGCGACGGAAGCTTGGGCGCGCCGGTGAAGGAGCTTGCGAATTGCCGATGCGCGATTGCTCCGGTCGTCACGTCGAGGGCGGCGTGAGGAGGAACGGATGAGTCAGACGATCGCAGCGCCGGCTTCTTCTCCGCGCAAGCTCATCATCCCGGCGCGAGCCGCGAAGCTTCTGAACGCGGAGACGCGGACGGTGGAACACGTCATCACGTCGTACACCGTGGATCGCGACGGCGACGTGGTCATTCCCGGCGGCGTCGACTACAGCGAGTTCATGCAGAACCCCGTGGTGTTCCTGAACCACAAATCCTTCGCGGAGCCGCCCATCGGTCGGTGTGTGGGGATGATGCCGTCCGACCAGGAGATCGTCGCGCAGACGCAGTTCGCCGGCCTGGACCAGATGCATCCGCAGGCCGAGATGATCTATCGGCTGTATCGCGACCACTTCATGAAGGGCTGGAGCATCGGATTCATCCCGCGAGAGAAGTCGCCGCAGTCGGTGCTGCCCGGTCAGTGGGGGGTCACTATCCTGACGTCCTCACTTCTGGAGTACTCGGCCGTCGGGATCCCAAGTAACGCGTCCGCACTGATGCGGGCGTGCAAGGCGTACGGCCTGCCGGACGGTGCGACCGAGCAGGATCTCTACGAGGAGATCATGGGGCCCACGAAGAAGTGGTGGGATCTCATGGCGCCGATCTTGGCGACGCCGGAGCCCAGCGTGAAGGCGCCGACGCCGATGATCACCAAGGGCGAGGTGCACTACCCGCTTCGCTGGAATCCGGCGCTGGACAAGGCGTTCGATGCGGATCGGGTGTACGAGCCGTCGAGCGTCGAGATCGCCATCGCCGCCGAGTTCCTGGGGGTGCCCGTCAAGCTGATCCGCGAGACACGCAGCCAAGTCCCGTCGGTGCGGATGGGCTCGTGGCTGACCGCGCTCGACGAGCAACTGGCCGCGGACTGGACGACGGTCGACCTCCGCAACTTCGACTACAGCGGCAAGGAAACGCCGCCGGTCTACAAGACGATCCAGCTGAACTCGACGAAGCACGACGAGTTCCTGGTCAACGGCCTCCGGTGCCTGGAGGCGAAGGACGGGAGCGGACGGCGGATGCTGCTCGACGTCACGCCCACGTGGTGGGGCCTCGCCGCGACGGAATACGCCGTCGAAGGCAAGGCGACGAACCTGATCCCGAAGACGTGGACCCGGGCGCACGAGCTGAAGTTCCTGAAGGGCGAGGCGTTCTCGCTGTCCGGCGACTTCATCGCGAAGACGGACGAGACGTGGGGCCAGGTGTTCCTGCCGGCCGCGATCGAAGAGCCGATGCAGCGCGTGGTGGGGCACGTCAACGCCAAGGGCGGCTCGCTGCCGAACCGCGGCGTGATTCTGATGGGGCCGCCTGGCACGGGGAAAACGCTCCTCGGTCGCGTGATGCGCAACACCGCGGAGGCCACGTTCATCTGGCTCTCGGCGCGTGACTTCCACTACTCGGGGGCCGTCGGCGGCATCGTCGAAGCGTTCGAGCTCGCGAAGGAACTCGCGCCGTCGATCTTGTTCTTCGAGGACGTGGACAACTGGCTGACCGATCACAGCCAGGACCTGATGAAGACCGAGATGGACGGCATCAGCCAGTACAAGGGCGTCGTGACGGTGATCACGACGAACTTCCCGGAGCGCATCCCGAAGGCGCTGATCGACCGTCCGGGCCGGTTCCACGACGTGCTGCAACTCGGTCTCCCGGACGAGGCGGTGCGCCGGCGGATGCTGGAGCGCTGGCTGCCGGATCTCGAGCCGGCGGATGCGGACCGCGCGATCGAGGCGACGAAGGGCTACTCCGGCGCCCACGTGCGGGAGCTGGCGAACTTCGTTGAGGTGCTGCGTGCCGACGACGGGCTGACGCTCTCCGCGGCGCTGACGAAGGCGCTGGAGAAGATTGCCGCGCAGCGCGACCTGATCGACAGCGTCCAGCTGGGCGGCAGCCGCTACGCGTTCCCGAAGAACCTCGCGGACATGGCGGCGAAGGCGGTCGCGTGGGGGACGTCGACGATGGTCACGAAGGGGAATGGTGCGCCCGCGGACAACACGAGAGTCGTAAAGACGACGGTCGTCGCCGGCAACGCCGGGGTGCCGAAGATCGACGCCGCATCGCCGTGGGACTGGCGGCAGGCGGTGACGGACCTGAAGACGTGGGCCACGAACGAAAAGGACGGGTTCGTGCCGGGCAAGTACGCCCGCGGGTTCGCCGTGTACGACGCCGAACGGGCCAACGATCCCGAGGCGTACCGATTCGCGCACCACGTCGTGGAGCACGGTGCGCTGAAGCAGCATCTCGGCGGCACCGTGCAGGCGATGAGCGTACTGCTGCGAGCCCACCACGACACGGCCCCGGTGAACGAGGTGCTGTCACCGGACGAGCGTCAGGCGATTTACGACCACCTGTCGGCGCACCTCCGCGCCTACGACACGGCGCCGCCGGAGTTCCGCTCGTACACCGTGGACGAGTGGGGCGCGCTCACGGCGTGGTGGGCGAATCCGCCGGCCACGAACGGCGAGTCGATCACCCGCACGAGCGGCGCCGTCACGGTCCGGGAAGTCATCGTGAACGACGAGCCGTTCCTGCACGCGGAGACGAAGCAGGACGAGCCCGACGTGGAGACGTCCGCCGTCGACGACGCGCGGATGTTGCTCCGCAGTGCGCTGAAGGATCTGGCCGGCCTGCTGGACAAGGCCGCCGACGACGACGAGGCCGTGATCCTCGGGATGATCGACGGCGTCGTGACCTGTCTGCAGTACGGCCAGGCGCTCGACGACGAGGACGCGCAAGAGATCGAGGCGGTCGCGAAGCTGCTCGCCGACCTCGAGACGAAGGGGCGTGTCGGGACCGCGGTGGCGCACACCAAGCTCCGGACCGCGCATGGGATGGGCACACACATGCTGCGGATGGTCAAGGAAGTCGCCGCCGCGATCGAGACGTCCATGAAGCCGAAGGACCCGAAGCCGGAACAGGAGAAGGAACCGTCGCCACCGCCACAGAAGGGGCTGGACCTGGCGGGCGTGACGGCCGCCGTGCGCAGGGGCGTGGAGCAGGCACGCGGTAGCGAAGCCACGAACGACGCGCATGCGCGGTGAGTCCGCGCCAAGGGGAACCAGCATGAAGACCAAGGATCAGGCC